ATTCCACTCATCGTCTGTGTGAAGCGTAATATCTTTCTTAGCATTTCGGTCAGACAGGTTGACGTTATTACCTGAATAATTAAGTACGCCTCCGTTTGAGTAAACACCCCACCTTGCTCCACCCGTGTCAGTGCAATAATGAAATTGATTAGCTGTGCCGTTAGGGCTTGCTGATGTATAATCAATAGCAAGTCCGTAAGGGGAAGCAGTGGAGTTATTTACGCGTTGAGACCACTGACCTGTTACAGTTTGTAAAACTTGAAGTTTTGCCGATGAACCCGTCAAAATTGACGTGGTGTTAACAAGGAGTCTGCCTGAACTGTCTATGCGGAAACTCTCCACATTGCCTGTGCTAAAGCGCATGATGTTACTGCCAGACATTCCTATAAAGGTGTCGCCGTCACCTACCCCAGTGAAGTTTGTAGCGTTTACATCCCCAGAAAAATAACCGTTTTTCCATCTGTAGCCAGTTGTACCTATATCGTTAGCACCATCAGTTCGAGTACTACCCAAACCCGTTGGCTCGATACTTCTGCCGTTAAACATGATGCCGCCGCCAGTACCTCCTTGATAACCGATGAAAGGAACACCATTAAAACTACCAATACTACCGACGATTGAGCCGTCCTTGTAGAACTCTTGAATACTCCCGTCACTGCTTGTGCGGTTGATTTGAACACAAGCGCCACCACTTCTGGTTGCAGACATTCCATTAGCATTAGCAACAAATCCCGGAGCAGAAAAAGTATTACTCGTCTTACCCACCAACAGGTTGCCGCCTGACAAGCGCATGATTTCGCTTGTGTTAGAGCCACTCATCGTATAAAAACTAAGCTCAGAAGAGGTGTTGTCCGCTTGTGCCTCTGAACGTATTTGTGCGCGTCCACCTGTTCCAGCAGTAAGCCCAATGATTGCATCTGTAGCCGCTGTGCCTTCTTTAATATCAAGCAACGTGGCTGGTGTTATACCAATACCCACGCGGTTATTAGTAGCATCTACATACAACGTATTTGTATCAAAGTAAAAGTCACCACTTGCAATCTTTGCTGGGGTTACACTGCCATCAGCAGGTATATTTATAGCAGTAGGTTCTATAGTCATTACTTCAACCGCTGTTCCCAAAGGTGGAGCAGTGGAGAATGTTAACGTAGTACCAGAGACACTATAGGTATCTTTATTTTGATATGTGCCATCTATGTATACTTGAGTATTGTTTTCGTCTTGGGGGTTGTTGGTCAACGAAATAGTGGTAGTTGATCCGTCACCTGTCATTGTGTTACTGACTAGGTTAGAGCCACCACCGCCACCAATGGCTCCCCAACCATCTGTGTAGCCTTCAAACTGAGATAATGTGCTGTTGTATCTAAAGTACCCCGCAGCGCCTGTAGGACGTTGCCCAGTGGTTCCTACAGGCATGTGTACTGCGTCTGTAGACGAGCCAATATCTAAAACAACATCTGGAGAGGCATTAAGAATACCAACACGATTGTTTGTGGAATCTACTTTTAGGGTGCTTGTGTCTACGGTTAAGTCACCAGACACTGTGGCAGATGTATTGGCAGTAAGTGTGGTGAACGTACCAGCAGCGGGGGTGGAGCCACCAACTACCATTCCGTTAACCGTGCCGCCAGTAAGAGTTGCTGCGCTTGATGCTAAGGTGGTTATCGTAGCCGCGCTGGCAATTAAGTTACCTGCAAGCTCAAGATCGTCCATTTCGTAGACAATTGCACCAGAACCCCCACCATCAGTAGAGACAATCTTAGTTTGTCCAGCAGCAATAACTACGTTCGCCCCGGAGCCTTGGGTAAGTGTCAAAGCGGCAGCGGTTTCGTTACGCATGATCCATGTATGAGATAGTGTGCTTGGCCCTAGAGTTACAGTACAAGCCTGACCACCACCCGTTAAACGTAAGAAGGTAGATCTAAACTCGTCGGCTGCACCATCCGCCATTGTAATGGTGTGTGTACTGGCGTTAGGTATAGCCTCTGCGCCAAGCCCCATTGCATTAGCAATAAGCTCTAAATTTGTGTTTGTGCTTGTACCCCATGTACCTGATTCATCACCAGTGGTGATTTCTTTCAAGCGTAGGTCGTTTACATAAGTTGCCATTTAAGCTACCTCATCCCAGTTAGGGGTTTGACTGTCTGATATATTAGACCATTCTGGGGTCTGACTATCGTTTATATTACTCCAATTTGGGGTCTGTGAATCATCTACTAGCCCCCAAACATTAGAAACGCCTACTTCTCCAGTACCTACAACCCCGATAACTACTACCGTGGCTTTTGCATTTACTGTTATTGTCCCAGCAGCGCCCGTACCTTGAACACCAGTCGGGACGAGTGTTTGCCCCAAACCGATTGTAACTGTACCAACATTACCTGTACCTTCAACTCCAGTCGGGACAACAGCCGCACTACCCGTAATGGTAACACTTCCAACCGACCCAGTACTTTCAACTCCAGTGACTGGTACGTCTGCGTCAGCGCCAACTGTAACTGTTCCTGCCGCGCCTGTACTCTCGACTCCAGTAGGGACAATTGTTTGCCCCACACTGATCGCCACAGTACCAATTGCTCCAGTGCCAACAACACCAGTAACACTAACATCCGCAGCCCCGGATACAGAAACCGTTCCGACAGATCCAGTTCCTTCAACGCCTGTGACGCTAGTGTTAGCTTCTGCGCTAACTGTGACCGTACCTGCTGCGCCTGTACCTGCAACGCCTGTGACGGAAACCGTAACTCCCGTACCTTCGACGACAGCGACTGTACCAATTGCGCCTGTCCCTTCAACACCCGTGACAACGACTGGGACTGCACCTTCGCCCCATACAGATTGGCCCCAAGTGCCTCTGCCCCAGCCGTTAATAACCGCCACACGTTACGCCTTATGCTATGCGAATAATCGCATTTGACGCATCTGCAACAGGGAACTGAATAGTAAAGTCGCCTGCGGTAGAAGTCTTGTCACCACCAAACGCCAAAGAACAGACCGCTGGATCACCAGATGCTGTGTCATTGTAGATCAATGCGCCATTAGCGGTTACTGTTGCGCTGGAAAACGTAAGATCAGCAAAGTCAGTAAGCGCCGTAGTGCCACTGCTAGATGGATTTACATTAGTCAACGCTGCACCGCCAGCACTGTAGTTTGTACCAGATGCTTCGTTAGTAGCCGAGTACGCAGTTGTAGCCGCACCTAATGTTGCTGAACTTGTATATAGCGCCAGCTTAAAGGTATTACCACCAGATGCTAAAAAGTTATGTTTTGCTTCTAACAATTCTTGCTTGAAAGAAGTACACATTGCCGTAGAAATAGCCATTATAGACTCCTAATTATGTCTGCCATGTCTTTATGGCCTTGACGTTCTAATTCAGCGGTAAGGGTAGTCCTATCGCTCTTAATTGCTTCTTGGATGTAATGTAGGGTAGTAGCCTTTACCGCATCCTTGAACTCTTCCGCTTGTTGAGCGATTGCTGGGTGGCAGTTTCCGCCGACACTAACAATTCTATCCGCAGCCGTTTGCGCCCAAAACTCTGGAGGATGCCCCCCGTCGTTAGTAACTGTTACGACTACGTTACCTACTTCTAATTTAGGTGCTTGTAAGAACATCTATATCCCTATTGAACCGGCATTACAGGTTGCCCTGATCTATATGCGTCAGAGCGTAGTTTACCATCACCCAACACTTTTAATAGGCTCATAGATGTAACATACATCTTATCGTACAACGCAACCAAATCAGGCTCACCTTTCATAAACCGTATGGCTTCTACCAGAGTGCCGTTTAGCAGTGCGGAGTCAAACTCAGTCCCTAGCCAAGAAGTACCGGCGGTAACTATAGACTCTGGGTAGTAACCGTAATGTAACTCAGTGACGTAACTAGAATCAGGAGTAGGCCCAAGGATAAACGTGGTGTCATCAAACACTGCGTAGTGCTTAGGTAGCCCTGTAGGTGTAGTGGCTGGGTACGCTTCACGTATGAAGTTAACGTCCTTACTGAGTAAGTAGTTATAGTTACCATCACCATCTACAACCGCCAAGCTGTACGGGTAGAGAAAGTCTGTCGGCACAGTCAAATAAGTATTACTGCCTGTTACTGTTCCTGTGACGTTCTTACGTAGCGCCGGTATCTGAACTGCGTTATAGATCTTCTGCTCTGCCTGTTCTGTAAACATAGCAAGCTGGTCATCTGTAAACGTGTTCTCACAGATGTCTTGGACGTTTGTTTTCAGTTCAGTGTAGTTCATATCTACGCCATAGGCCCACGGGCCATAAGTCCTTTAGTTGCTGCGCCAGTACCACGTACTTTAATGCCGGTAGTTTTAACGCCAGACATATCAGGCTTAGGTGCGTCTTTTACTTCTACTGGTGTAGGCCGTCCTACGGTTTTAACCACTTTTGGTGCTTTCATGTCACATCTCTAAGTTGTTGTTACTGTTACTGTACCTACCTGCCCTGTGGCAACCAAGTCATTTGGAGTTAGGTTGTAAGGGTCGTCTCCTACCCCTACAGGGTTCCAACCCCACTGTATCTGTCTACTGCTATTGATACCCGCTACCCCTAAACTTCTGTCGGGTCTTGGATCTCTGATAGCCTGCGGATCGTCTACTGGAAACTCACCCAACTTCAATTGCGGTTGGTCTGGACTCCAGCATGAAGGGCACGCCTTTATATTTGTGTTATTCCCTTTCCGTACTAAATTTTTTAGCTCTCTTAGTTTGTACTGAAACCCGCAAACATCGCATTCCGCAAGGGCTTTTTTAGCTGATGCAAATCGGTTCGACATTACTAAACCCTAGTTGCACGCGGTACAAGCCGTAGAGACGCTTTCTCCCTATCTTCTCCAGCCGCTAACGCAAACTGCTCTTCGTATGCTTCTTTCAGCATAGGCACTCGTGCCATAAGCTCTGGGATCTTCATAGCGATATAATACGCTAGTCCCGCTACTAGGCATGGGAAGAACCTAAAGTTCATATCAGAGGTCTGTATACCGCTTCCAGCGTCCTCTATACGGCGCATACGCCAATAATAGAATACGTAGTCATTGTTGTCTGGGACGGGCCACACGTTGATTTTAGGGGCATCTCGTAGGCGTTCTATATAAACCTGAATCGGCCTACCCTGTGTTAACTTATTAGGTATAGACGCATACGTGCTTACACTGATACGACTGATAGTAAGGTCAGACTGAGTAGCTACATTACCACTGCCTGTACGTATCTGTTGTTCTAGTAGGTCAATGGTATCGGCTGGCAGTGTGTACTCAGATGTACCTTCAGTAAGGGCTAGAGTACCTTCGTCAATCGTCCACATGTTAATGCCACGGTTCTGCCACTCAATAGTCATCAAGTTCATAGAGCGTCTGGCAGTACGCAAGTCATATCCAGAACGCATTTCACGACCAGCACGTTCCCACGCCTCTTCAGCGATCTCCGTGAAATCCATGTCAAATGCTGTTGTTCCAGATGTAGTCATCTTCTATTCCTATACGTACAGAGTTTTCTTACGTCTATTGTTCATTACTGCCCCACAGCCTCTGTGGTTTGCCCGTATCATACCACCCTCGGCAGCGTTCCTGACTTTAGCAGCTTTTGTATTACTTACCACCTGCTGCCCTCTAGCCCCAGCTTTTTTCTTCTTGCGTGCCGTAACAGCGCGTTGAGCTTTACTTAGAGACTTAGCTTTAGCCAGCGGCAAACAACGATCTGGGTTCTTCTTATTCTTTGACGTACCGCACTCTCCAGCGATGTTGCCTTTACTGTCGATACGAACCCATTTTTGGTCACGCCATTTCTTTAGCTCACCCATTACTTCTTCTTTTTCTTCTTACTGCCCTTGGCATAACTAGGGTCTTTACAGTACTTAGATGCAGCCATATTCGCATAAGCAGACGGGTATGTATCAAAGGTACGTTTGGCCCAAGCCTTACCCTCAGAACATATCTTCCCGCCTGTCTTATAGTAACGTCTCATCGCATCTTCGCTGGGCGTACACCCTTACGAGCAATACCTGCGCCTCTGACTTTACCGCCTTTCTTGTAGCCCTTGGTCTTCATCTTTTTAACTGGGCCACCAGTCATCATCTTACCCTTACCATCGGCAGCGTACGCAGGAACCATCTCTCCGTTCTTCTCAACCATTGGTAGCTTACCGCCAGCCTTGTAGCCCTTGGTCTTCATGGCCCCGCCTTTAGAGTAACCCTTAGACTTCATAGCCATACCACCACCCATCATTTTCTTAGCTTTCTTCGC